TCATGCCCCACAAGAAGTTCCATAAACTTCATAATCTTTTCAATAAGGGCTTTTACAAATTCTTTAGAGAGCTCGTCAAGCTCTTCTTCTTGGTCTTCTAATTCTTGGGCTTCAAGTTCAAGCTCATTAATATCTATCTCTTCAAATAGATCTTCGTCAAAATCACTCACTTAGACGTTCTTTCGCTTAGTGTATCTAGGATCGCATGCAGAGCTTCTGCCCCTACACGAGCTTCTTCCAATGAAAAAGAGTTTTGGCTTTTCTGCCATGCTGAAAGGTTACGACCTACAGAGTACATAATCTGGTCAGTCCAGGTAAGTAATTCTGACATAGGTAGCGTCTTAACACGCTTTTGTACCTTAGTTAGTTCTTTAATGGTTTTACTCTTCTTCTTGAACATTTTCCGCCCCAAATCTAATCATGTCCCAGTCAACTTCATCTTGCTTCATGGCTCTACCAACAATTGCTCTGGTTAAACCGGAACTTTCATCATAGTGTTTTGTCCACTTACCAACAACTAATGATACCCTGGTAAACGGTAGCCTGAGACACCAGCCATGCCCACCACGGTATAGCCCATCAATTTCCTGGGTTTCCGCTCTTTCTAAAAGAACAGGTGGTTTTACCGGGTACACCATTGTGTGCCAGTAAAACTTGCCAACATCATGAGTCTTCGCCATCTTGATTGCCCTCGCATTTATGATCCGATATTTGGTGTTCGTATACGTAGTCACTACAGTTTTTGCATTTAAATAGTTTTGGTTCTACAAAGTTGTTTTGTGCTGTTCCACCCATAGGTACGTCATCATCTGCTGGTATGTAATCAACAATAATCTCTGTAGCTTGAAATAGCTCAGGGGGAAATGGCCCTTTAGGATTATGGGCAGTCTTAGGTACTGGATGCCCTTGTCTAGTTACTACCCTCTGGATACGCATTACTCTGTAGCTGGTTTCTTTTTCTTAGGTGTTGCTTTTTTTAAGACAACCGGTTCTGCTGGGGTTTTTTCAACAACAGCAATTGGTTCTTCAACAACTGGTTCTGCTACTACAGCTGGTACCTCAACTACTGGTTCAGGCTTTTTAATTAGGTCGGTAACCTTTTTTACATTTGCAGGGAACTTCTTTTTGTTAACAAACCAAGGGAGATGTGCGTCACAAAATGCCTGATCACCAGCTGCCTCATTTTGTATTACATACGCAGCAGGATTCTCACAATTTAAGCATATTGGCATATTTCGGTCCTTTCAAGGCATTGCCCAAGAGATATATAGTATCTCATATACCTTTGGGTGTTGCGTCAACCCTGTATTTACTGGTAAAGTATTACTTAGGGGAAGAAATTCCTCCAACACTAACAACGAAACAAAAAGAGTTGCAACTAGCCTGGCAGACCGACGCCGGGCTATTTTGGTCCTGGTGACAGTAGGATCAAGATTCGGGTTGGCTCTCTAGCCTAGGAGATAGTGTGATTATTAATGAAGAAATCAAATATAAAGTAAAGGTAATGGCCCTATCAATCGCATTGATAATGGGGACCAGTAACTATGCAGTAGGGGCAGAAAGTACTGATACTAGTACGGTCACAACCACGGTTGTAGATCCTCTAGACCAGTATAGGGGAGCAACCTCACTTACTGAGGCAGAGCTAGTAGACCTACTATCAAAGGTAGGTTTTGAAGGCAAGTCCTTAAAACTGGCTTGGTCAGTGGTGATGAGGGAATCTCGTGGACACCCACTCTCGCATAATACATCTAAGTACTCAGGAGACAACTCCTACGGACTATTTCAGATCAACATGCTCGGAAGTCTTGGCATAGATCGCAGAGAAAAATTTGGTATTAAAAACAACGCAGAACTTTTAGATCCCGTTAAGAACGCCCAGGTAGCTTTCTATATGACAGCTCACGGCACAGACTTCGGTTCTTGGGGACTAGGACCAAATGCTTATGATGGAACGACAGCTGAGCCGGAGGTAACAATCTGGCTTAGTAAATTTCCTAAGTAAATGAAGAAGGCCCGGTTAATCCCGGGCCTTTTTTATTACTTCTTACCAGCTCTACGTTTATTCTCTTTAGCGGTATTCTTACCGTGCTTTAAAGGGCGCAAGTTTTTGGCGCTATCATTATCGTGATTATTGTCTTTATGATCAACATCTGTATCACGAGATAACTTACCGTGCTTCTTTTCATACTTTGCACGAGCAGCATTCTTGGAAGTGGTGTGCCACTTACCAGCAGAATCTTTAAAATGTTCAACAATGATCTTACGTCCGCCATTAGCAGCAGATCCTTTATATTCCTTGCCTCCAGCTACTTCTTTTTTCTTAGCTGCCATTATTATTTACCTTATTCTTTTTTTTCTGTGCTAATGTATCAGTAAGTGTACCAAAACGCTCTAACCTATCATCAACTTCAGTTTCGTGTCTAGGACTAAATTTTGAGTTACTATTTCTCATCTTAGTTAATTCGTTGTATTTTAATTCAAATTGTGGGGTACGAGCAAGTTCACGCCCAGTATGAAAATCTTTTGTGTTTCTAGGCATTATTGCAGGTCCTTTCGCTCACTCCAAGAATCATTAGCTGAATTGTAACACTTATGCTTTTCAGCTTTGCGTTGCCCAGCATTTTGCTCTTTACGGCCACCAACTTCTTGGTGCGTCCAAGGACAGCTTAAGCAGTGCCATTTATGAACACCACGGCCGTTAAACTCTCCACCGCTGGTGTAAACAGTATCGTTATTAAATCCCATTACGTGCTCGACTCTCCACTAGCACCACGGCCAAATTTACGGTTAGTAATGGCATGGTCAGTGTGATGCACTGGTTCTAGATCGTGAGCCCAGTCAGCAAACTCATGTGCCTGCAAGCGCAGGTTACGAGGCATTTTGCCGCCCTTAGAAGCTGCTGCGTCTAGGAAGACTTCACTTCTTGCCATAGCGCTTCTTATCAGCCTTAGTACGCTCAATAGAAGGTGCTGTAAGGCTCGTAGCTTCTGATTCAGGAGTTACCTTAGACATTGATTCACCATGTTCGCTCATAGGAAGTGTGCGAATGTTAGGCATGCCTTGCTTAGTCTGACCACCAAAGTCAACAGATACATGTAGATCTGGTTGCTTTGTAATTGGGTGTTCAACTACTTGGGTGCTAACAACTTTACCGCCACCAAAACGCTTATGATGAATAAAGTCGCCTTCTCCAAGTACTGGAGTAGATTGGCGTCCTGCATCTGTTTGTGGGTAATTCCAATTGCGGTCTGTGTTACGAACCTTTTCAACCATAGCTGAATCAGAACGCTGTACAGCACCAAGCCACTGTGCTCCACCTGCATGTGATGGGGCACCAAAATCAAGTTCTGTCTGATGCATACCCTGGTTAAGTTTTCCACGAACCTTAGGGCCTTGTGGACCTTCTGAGCCTAGTGGCACAGGGTTCTTACGGTAATCTCCACGGGATACGTCTAGAGGGGCAGATTCCTTGATATCACGGGCCATGGAGGCACGCTTACCCTTACCCTTAACTTCTGGCTTAAAGAGCTCCACAGGGCCTGCTGAAGGCTTTACATAGGCACTTGTAGGGATTCTTGGTGCTTCTGGTTCTGTAGCGGCAGGGGTTTCTCCCGATTTTACTTCTTCCCACATAGTTCCAAGACGCTTAGTGATTCCACCTACCGGTTGCGTTCCCATACGTACATCGCCAATACGTTGTGGAAGTCCTTGCGCTGCTTGCAAAAGCTGCTTAGAAACATTTGCACGCTTTTCTACCTTAGGTGCGGATTCTTGTCCAGCTTCTAGGATCTTACCTGTTTGTGTATCAATTGACTTTTCACGGTCATAATCAACACCATACTCAGTATCAGTAAGTTTACTGTCAAAGTCAAGAAGACCTTGATAAGCGCTACCACGAGGCTTCTTAATATCTTTTGGACCTTCAAAATTCTTTGCTGCCTCAGCAGATGTAACTGCATTTTGAACTTGAGGCATAGTCAAACCAGTGTTTGCTTCTTCTTCTGTCTTAGCAACTGGATTGTTATAAGTCTGTGCTCTACCACTTGAATAGTAAGGCTCATCACCACGACGCCCAACTACTGGGGCATATGGCTTTGGATTACCAACTTCATCTACATCTACATTTTGTAGCTGCTTAGATACAGGCCCTGGACGAGTAGGGCGAGTTACTCTAGACTTTTGTACAGGTTGAAATAGTGTTGTTCCCGATGTTGTAGGTGAAGCAGCTGCCCCACCACGCTTACGAGCTGTTACATCGCTTTCCATAGTAGATGCTGTAGCTGTTGTTGGTTTTACTTCCGCAATACCTGCATTTACTACAGTATCTGCACGACCACTTGAGGTACCAGATAGTAATCCAGCAAGTCCACGAGCTTTATCAGCAGATGCTTCTCTTGATTCAAGAGACTTTGAACCCATTGGGTTTGGAGAATCCATCTCTTGACGTAAGAAGTCAGAAAGACCACGAACTAAAGGATGATCTGAAGGTGGCTTTTGGCGCTTAACAAGAGTAGCTGCACCACCAATATTTTCAATATTCCATCCAATGTGGGATTGTGGTCCAACCTTTACATCTAATGTGTTTGGGTCTGTAATGTATGTTTGGTGCTTACCCTTTGAACGTAAGAAGGACATTCCACCAGTTTTAGGATGTGTAGATGCTTCTGCCATAATGTGGGGAAACTTTGAAAGATGTTCAATTGGGTGGTTCTCACCAGTGTTAGGATCAATAAAACGTGCTGCCTTAGAAGGATCAATATGCACGCTCATATCTTCAGATGTTCTAGCTTGTACACCAGCACCATAAAGACCAGCTACAACATCTGCACGACCTGAACGTCCACCAACTTTTTCAGCGTATTTAGCAACAACATCTGGACTCTTACCAAAATCATTAGCAACACCAACAAGGCCATGGTAGTAACCGCCTCGTAAATCTTCTGGATGTGGTAGAGGAGTAACACGTGGATCACGCTTACCTGCAGCAACTAATGCATCATGCTCTGCTTTTTGCATATTGTAGGCACGAGCTATATCAGTATTTACTGATACCTCTTGGTTTTCTACAAGCTCATTACTTCCTTTAGCTTTACCAGTGTGGTTAATAGTAACCATACCTTTTTCA